CCATAGCGCCGTGTAGGCTGTAGCATCTTCGCCGTCATCTTGGTTAAATTCACCGACCTCGTCCCTGGCCACTTTGAGCAACGCCATGCAGAAGGCAACTTGAGGAGCAGAAACAGGAACCTTGAGATAAGCAGACCAGAGATCTGCGATGCGTGATTGGAGTTGTGTGTAATCCCCGTGCTGACTGGCTCGTGCTCCACTGACCAAGGATGCGGCTCTGGTAAGAATGGCGTCTGGTGTCATATCTCGTAGGATCTCCCTTTGTCGTCCATCGGCATTAACAAATGGAGAGCTTTCTTGGTCCTTGTTACTGCCACGTAAAACACTCGATGCTCCGTCTCTGGGGTCTTCCGATATTCCCGATACGCTGCAGGCGATAAATCCGGGATCACTATGATGTTGTCGCATTCCCCACCTTTCATGCTATGGATGGTACTCACTTTTATGCGCGGCTTCTTTACGTTATCACCACGTTTCAAAGCGTTGAGGATATAGTACTTGGTGTCCTTATCAATTTTCCCAAGTACTTCGTGCCATCGCCCTTCCATAGCACATAGACCAAGTTCAGAACGAGCCTGGTCCATCGAAAACATAACGCCTTCTTCCCTGTTTAGAAAAGTCTTGGACCTCGGTCCGCACCCTTTCAGATAGCCAACATTAGCGTCCATATAAGTATAGATGTTTTTAATTTGCTGCGCATCCAGAGAATGTCCCTTCATCCAATCTTCCCATGCAAGAATGGCATCGTATGCTTTCGCAGGGATGCTAGGGTGCCCAAACCTACTGTACACCCACCCTTCTTCCCGTAGCTTCTTCGCACACTGGCTAACAATCCTGTTTGTACGCGCCAGGAGGCACCATTCCCCCTCTTCCAACGGAACCTCTTCGAGATAGTTGTGCCAACGTACAGAACCCTTCTGCTCTGTGGGATACCACACTTTTGGAGCTCGACCTCTAATGCGGTTCACAATGTCATTGGCAATCTCGTATGGCTTTTGCGGAACACGGAACGACTGCGTTAGAACTTGCTTGTTTGGGGTACAGTTCTGGAAAGCTGGGACATCTGCCCCTTGGAACCCCATGATGGCTTGGTCATCATCGCCCGTGAATATTTGTATGCGAGGGGTTTGTCGAAGAATGCTAATCATCTCCCACTGCAAGGTGGATAAATCCTGCGCCTCGTCCACGAACAACGCATCAATGTCCAAAGGAGAGTCACGTCGCACAAACTCCTCGATCATATCCGTAAAATCAATCTTCCCTCGTACCCTTTTAAAGTTCTCATAAGCATCGACCAATCGTAGCAACAAGCTCCATTGAATATCGTAGTTAGCTTCTTGGGAATACAATTCTTCAAGGTCTATCTTCTTGCTCCGCGCTAAATGGTACAGGTTAAGGTACACATCACCCTGTGAAATACCGAGCATATCAAAGTCTGTATCGCCTTTACTTTTTGCTGAAAAAGGCAACCCCACCTTGTCTCCGATTTCGTCCAGATCGTCTTTGGATATTATGTCGGAAGATTTGAATCCGCCGGCATGATAAGCCATTGAGTGTAGTGTCTGGAAATAGGGAAGCATGTCCTCTGTAAGGCCCCAATCCTTGCAGACGCGTTCCCGGCTCTCGGATGCTGCCTTACGGGTGAAGGAGACACAGGCAATTCTCTCAGGGGGGATCCCCTCCTCTATAGCACCGCGTATCAGATTACTGATATTCTGAGTTTTGCCTGTGCCAGGTGGCCCGTAATAAAGAAGTTCTTGGGTCATGTAGCCTCCCATCTGAATTTAAGCTGGCCGTATATGGGTTGCCAATTACGCTCCCGTCCTTCACGATTCCAGCCACCGCCCTCTGTTTCCCCGACAATCTTCCAGCCAGCCCCCTTGAGGCTCGATCCGCTTTCCGTTTGAAGGGTGTAGGTTACCATTCTTATGCCGCCCATTTGTTGCCAGATTCTCCAGCAGCGGCCATACAGAAACGAGCAAGAGCCTTTAGGGGCATCGTCCAGGACACAACATCGAGTGACCTCCGCTGTGTATCCATCATCCAAAAGACGGGCGATAGGACGCCCGACAATGGCCACTCCAACCAGTTCCTCTCCGGTGGTGGCCCCAATGGCAAATCGTCCACCATCTCTTTGTGTGCGTTTGTTGTGACGATGGTATTGCTCAACAAAGTCATTAGCCTCGCGCAGTTTGATAGGAACTGGGCGTAACTTCATTAACAACTAACTTCAGTTACTACACGGCCAAAGTGAGACCCACGCAAAACAATCTTCGCTTGGAGTCGTCGTTGTAGCCAAATAGCCACATCTTCCTGGTACATAACCTTGTCCACTAATTCATCGGCCAGTTGCATAATATCTTCTACTTTGATGACCCGGTTCGTATGCACCTCACATTCATATACATCGCCCAATTCATCTGAAGGACACTTAGCTACGATTTCGATAGTGTGAATAATCTTCATGATTCTTTGACCATGAACCGTAACATCGCCCATATCACAACCGCAGCCAGCATTTTACTAGCAATCTGCAAGCCGATGAGGCTGGGAGTTAGCAGACCAAGTATTGACAGGAAAACCACGGTATCGAGTGGTGTTGCTATGGCTGATGAAATCAATATGCGATCTGCCAAGGGACGCTTGAGAAGCGAATACACCACCCAGTCCGCAACTTCGGCCACAGCAAAAGCAGCCACACTTGCTATAGCTACATACGGATCAGCCATGAAATAAGAAAGGACTCCCGCTACCGCCATAGCCGCAACGCACCAGTGGCCAATGGCCCGTTGACAAAAATCTCGAGTAATAAACACCGTCCCAACAACGATGGACCAAAACCACTCATATCCAGGAAAACTGCTAAATCCGTAGTTAACTAACACCACACTAAAAATGTACAAGGCAACATATTTCATTGTTCAAGCTCCAGTTGTATAGGTCTTTGGTGCCAGACGATTGGACATTGGACAGAATCAATCCTTCTGGCCATACGCTCTGGACACACTTTCTGGTCACTAAAGTTACGTGCAACATTGACAGAGTCCGCACTCGCAAAAGGCCATTTATCTCCCGACAGAGACAGCCCCCGTAACATATGAATCCAGGGCAATTGGCCGTTGGTACTCAACCTATTAAAAGTTTGATCCATCCTTCGTTCCCACGATGCGGACCCGATTTGCCAGTACTTCCCCGAAGAACCAAAACATATTCTAGGGAAGCCCTCGTCCAAGAGTGCCTGTAAATGGTCCAATGATTCATTTAGATGCCAAACTGGCGCAGCACAGTCTTTTCGATGAGGCCATTCTTTGATCAATGACCAATTCTCCTCCACGGTTCCGTCGATGACATCTGGGATCACCGCCCAATGAGGATGGCATAGTCTTGATTCTAACCATGTATAAAACTTGTTCCATTTAGTTTCTTGCTTGCGCGTGTAAAAACTAAAAGCTCCATTGTCCCACATTACGGACTGACCATGGCTCAAGCACCATGCTGCATCATCTGGACGGGCAAAGGACACACAGAAATGCTTGCCGGCCATTTTCTGAAGTTCAGCCCGAGGGGTTAGAGGAGTGCCATGGTAATGAATCAAAACGGTATGTCCTCTTCCTCGAACACCACTGGCTGTAGTTCGACATCCCCTTTGACTACTTCAGGTACGAACCACACACGGACATTGCGCCATGCATCCTTGTCGTCCTTGAAACGATATTGCTTGTCGGCAGCGCCATTGGCATTCATTTCCTTGAGGCGTTCCGTAATCTGTCCTCTGGTATAATGTACAAAGCCAGACCTTTTTAAGTAGTCCTGTAGAGCGCCGAGCTTGAAATAGGTGAAGCCTTCCTCTGTCCAGGGTTTGCCCGTGAGCAACTCTTCTGGCGAGTGGGCGCGGATCCGGGAAGTGCAGAATGTTTCCACTAACTCCAGGAACTGTCCTTTGTGGGTGAGTTCTTCCGGCACTGGAATGCGTGTCGCAGCGTCCAGAAGATTGTCTACGAGATCGCGCCAATCCGACTCCTTCATCCTGGTCGGCATCCGGTACATCTGTTCCATACAGGCGCGTTGAAACTCTACTTGCAACTGGAGTTGCTTGGTGGAGAGTTCGAGCCGAGCTCCATCCACATCTACAAACCAGACAGGTGGCTCCGACTCCACTACTGTTAGTCCACCGAGGATAGGAACAGCTTGTTGTCCTTGGCCCACGCCATACTTACGGGTACGGCATAAGGACCGATTACAATGACTAAGCAACGGTTCCTGCTTGCACGTGTAGAAATAGTCCTTCTTGTCCAGTTGGTTCTGGATCGTCACGATTTCTTTCGCCGCCAGTGGGGGATTGCAGTAATTCTGGTTGTGTTCTTCCAGTAAAGTCTTCCAGTCACTAGGGGAGAACAGGCGGTAGTACACACCGATATTAAGAAGGGTGTTGTTGCGTCCGCCTTCAGGTATTCCGGTTGTGGTCAGTTGTTGCAGACATGGCGGACCATTGGGGATAACTTCTGTGTCCGTTCCCTTGGGGAAGGCGCGTAATTCTTTAAATGTTTTTCTGAAACTTTCAGCGGAATCTAAAAAGAGCTCGATGTCTAATGACTCACCGTCACTATCCAGAGCATAGCGTGTTGTATACTTGACGTTGAAATAAGGGAGATTGATAAAGTTTCCTACATCCCCCCGCTCATGATGCACTTCCTCTTGCTTGGGGAATATCTCACAATTGCCAAAGCCCAGTGCTGACGCAAACTCAGCCAGCTTATCGCGCACATCTGCTGCGGGAACTTCTTCCGCCAGAAACAAAAAGAGATGCGCTCCTCCGCTCTTGGAGCGACAGGTAGTAAGCGGTAGCTTTAATCTCTGTACTTTTTGGTAGAGTGCCACCAAGTCAAGGTTGTAATCGTCGATGTCCAATGCACCGAAGCGGCACTTGTTATTGGTATTGATTGGGATCGACCCGACACCACGTTTCCCGTCCAGATGTTCCTGGACAAGCTCCTCTGTCAGCGGTTCACGGACAATCTCGTACTTGGCTTGGGTTTTCCCATGCCGATGGCGTTCGAGAACGTGGGTCTGCCCGTGCGCTCCTTCGTACCCTTCAAAAAGGGCAAGAAACCTCTTGGCGGTGGTCATCCGAAAAAAGGCCCCCCTGATTGCTTGGCATAAAAATCAGGGGGGCCATCCCCTTGGTCCAGTTAAAAGGGGATTTCGTCAGAACCTTCTAACAACCGCTCCGGCGGGGGTGCCGCAATTCGTAAAGCCCCGCTACTCACGTTCTCATAAAACCCTCTGGCTTCGAGGTACGCATCCTTGGACGGCGCTGGTCCTTCCAGTTTAATCGTCCACGTATACCACGAGCCCTTGTCGTTGCTGTCCTCCATCGTGGATAACCGATAGACGTTAGAATACATAGTCTTCAGTTTACCTTTTTCATCTTTCTGCATATACATCATGGAGTTCCAGAGGCGACTCTTTTTGAGTTGCGTCTTCTTCATGTCAACAACAGCCTGTTCCAGGCTACCGTCCTCATGCACAATCTGTACATAGTGCTGGGCAGTTTTCACTAATTCGTTCCCACTCTCCAGCATTTCCATGTTGGTGTCCTTATCACGGACGGCGTTCCTTACCTCTTGAGAATCTCCGGCGAGTTCTCCTACAAACCCACCGCCTTGGGAACGCGGCACAAACTCAATGTATTTCAGTTGATAATAAACAGGCAGCACCAGGATACCTTTCTCCCCGCTCCACACTTGGTTGGTCACGGTGTTGAAAATGTCGCCTTGACCCGCGCCCTCAATAAAAGAAGCGTCCGACTTTTTGAGTTGAGGAGACATCGCGTGTAAAATCCTGACGAAAGGCATTTGCAGATCGTCAGTCGTAACTTCCTCAAAACCCATTTTCGTACCAGCGTCAGCCGCTATAGCTTCAGCTAATTCAGTCGATAGTTTTCCGTTCGTCTTCTTTGCTACCGCTTTCTTATTCACTTTTTTTCGTCTTGGCATCCTCATGTTCCTTTCGTCGCTGATAATTTTGCTACTTGTCCTACGTTCGCGTTAAACATCTCAGTGTCGATCTCTTGCCCGTTCTGAATCCGGTCTTTGATCAGCTTCTTTAGCGTCGATGGTTCCACCTTCTCCCCCAGTTCAGGGTAGAGGCCGGCTTCTTCCAAGTCCGCTTTAATATCCTTTGCTTGGTTGTCTTGGGTACGCCCAAACTGGCACGTAAGGGTGTTCTTGATAAAATCGCTACACCCGATATCACGGAGATGTGCCATGGCCGCTTGCTTTTGCAAAGGATCCTTTGGCATCGTTCCACTAACAAAAGTAATTAGTGAGACAGCGTTGCCGTCCACTTCCACTTTGTCCACACCCAACTCCTGCATTTTCGCAGGAATTAGCTCATAGAGATAACGGTCACGTTTGCCCTTGAACCCTTTTACTTTTTCTTCGGCTGACACCAGTTCCTTGTTGATACCATTCACTTGTCGTATTAGGTCCGACAGTTCTGATCCAGCTTCCGTTGTAAATCCGTCAAAGGCTCCTGCGTTCGCAGTCTCTTTTTCCCAAATGTCACTCAATCCACGTACTCCCTCGTCAGGTTGTTAAGTTCTTCGATGCCCCCGCCTCGAAGGTGAATGCGAACTGGGTAATATTGACGTTCCATTTTATCCCATTTAAGCATGTTCACTCGTCCCGCGTTGGCATCAGCGGCAATTGCGAATGCAATGCCGATTATGGCTGGATCTCCCATAGCCAGTAACCAGTCTTCGTCATCAAACCTTTCCAACTTGCGCTTTATCTGCGCGACAAGCCGTCCGGGGTTGGTGAGGATCTGGTCAAAAGGAGTTGCTAAGGAAGTAAGATCACCCCACTGCGTTGCAGGCAAAATGTCTACACGGGGATTTTCTTGAGTTACGAAGACGTTTCCAGCCAATTGAAGTTCTCCTTTCTGCCCCCCTTTATAAGAGCAGACGCCACCATTTGCAATAGCCTTTCTCATCGTGTATGGTGGAGCCATGGTATACGATTACAAGACTGAGCCTTTCGCCCATCAGGCTGAAGTACTCAAGAAGTCTTGGGACAAAATCAACTGGGCCTACTTTCTCGAGATGGGTACTGGCAAGAGCAAAATCGCCATCGACAACGCTGCCATTTTGTTCGAGCGCGGCGAGATCGACACCTTCATAGTAGTGGCCCCAAAAGGCGTCTACAGGAACTGGGCGAATCTCGAGCTCCCCGCGCACATGCCTGACCGCATTGAGCGCGATGTTGTTATTTGGCGTCCTGACCCGCCCAAGGGCCATAAACAGGCGTTAAATGACCTTCTGAACGCGTCAGAGCGGCTTAGAGTGCTTGTAATGAATGTCGAGGCACTTTCCACTTCCAAAGGCCAACGGTTCTTAGAGGCCCTTTTACAGGCATCAGTGGCTTTTTTGGCGGTAGACGAGTCCACTTCAATTAAATCCCCCAAGGCCAGACGAACCAAGAGTCTGATTAAATTGGCTGGGCTGGCCAAGTACCGGCGCATCCTGACCGGATTTCCCGTGACCCAGAGCCCTATGGATCTTTGGGCGCAATGCCGCTTCCTGGACAAAAGCTTGTTGGGAGATTGCGGCGACAACTTCTTCCAGTTTCAGTATCGATATGCCGTGATGAAACGTCGCAGTGTCGGCACCCATTCCTACAACCAACTGGTTGGCTATCGAAATCTTGAGCAACTAACGATGCTGCTCAAAGAGTTCTCGTCGCGGATTACCAAAGAGCAGTGTCTGGATCTGCCGGCCAAGATCTACATCCAGAGGAATGTCACTCTCACGGACGAGCAGTCCCGCATCTACCAGGATCTGAAGGACTACGCTCTGGCCCATCTCGAAGACGACCAGTTCATGACGACCACCAATGTCATGACCCAGTTGTTACGAATGCAGCAGATACTTAGTGGCCATACCAAGGCAGATGGTGGCGCTTTTGTGGAGATTGCAGACAGCCGTCTGAACGAACTCATGAGTTGTCTGGAAGAGGTCGAGGGTAAGGCCATCATCTGGTCACGATTCCGTTACGACGTGCAACGGATCACCGAAGCGTTGCAGAAGGAGTACGGACCCCGGTCCACGGTTACTTACTATGGGGACACGTCCGACGAGGACCGGACCTCGGCCATCGAGCAATTCCAGAACGGTGACGCGCAGTTTTTTGTAGGCAATCCACAGACGGGCGGTTACGGGATTACTCTTACTGCAGCGACAACCGTAATTTATTTCGCTAACAGTTTTGATCTGGCTGTTCGGATGCAGTCCGAAGACAGGGCGCACCGTATTGGTCAAAC